CTAGCATTTTATCACCCGAAGTAGGGCCGCCACCAATAATACCACCCCTTGCAAATTTAGGAAGGGTGGCGAATAGAGCAACGATACCGGCAACAGCAGCAGCTGCTAATGCTATACCAACGATCGGTATACCCGCTACGCTTTTTCCAGCCGCTGTTGCAGCCTCCGCTGTATTAGCTGCAACTACTCCGCGTGAATTTGCTTTTTTCGTTTCCGCAGACGCTGTGTCTACAGCCATTTCCTTAACGGCTCCTATAATTTTTTTGTCTGACGCTTGTTTCTCGATAACCCCTTCTATCTCTTTTGCTTTAGTTAGTTTATTAGTCAGCTCTGTAATGTTTTCAATCATTTTACAGATTGACATAAACGAATCAATCACATTAGTAAGCGTATTCCAAATGGCCATAATCCTTTCCCATTCAGTTGCATCAACATCATTCATTACATCCCGAAGATTACTGAAAGCATTAACTATCCGATCGGAACCGCTTGCAATATCTTTCACACCTGAATACAATGACTCATCTAACTCCTTGCCGAAGTTCTTAATGTCTTCCTGGACTTGCGCTAACTTTAATGCTTCTTCCATTGATGGAACGTTGGCCATAGCATTGGCGATTTCATCTGACAGCGTTTCTCCGATGATTCTTGCTTCCTCTTTGTATTTATCTGCTAATTCTTTTGCCTTGTCTAGATTTTCAGAGGCGATATCAGCTTTGGTTTTCTTGTAGTCAAAGGTTGTATCGCGAGGCTTTATTTTAACTGCAGTAGCAAGTAATTTTGCATTCAGCTGCATAACTGAAATAAATACATCTGCCTCATCTCCAATGCCTTTAATGCCAGCAGCAGATTTAGCCGCTTCAACGGAAAGTGAAACTATATTGGAATTCAATTCTTTCTGAGAGATAAGACCTTTGGCTTGCTGTGCTTGGGCTTCCCTGACCTTTGTATTGTAATCCTTCTGCACCTTCTCAAACTCAACAAGAGCGGCATTCTTATCTTGATTTCTTATCGCTTTCTCAGCAGCGGTCTTAAGATTCTGAAAATATTGACTCTCAAGTACTTCTTTATCACCTGTTCCTTTGGCTTGGGCGTACATCTTGATGTTCAGTTCTCCCAGGGCTTTATTATACTCTGCCTGAGTGATCTTTCCGATCTCTAACTCAGCGCCTAGCTCCTCAAATTGTTTATCATAAGATTCTTGCTGTTTCTGAAGATGAGTTTTTTTCTTTTTGTCATCGTCCGGATCAGTTGTTGGTGTTGTAATTGTTGTGCTTCTAGAAATCTCATTTCCTAATCTCAATTTCGCATCACTGAGTATTTTTGAGAATTCAATATAAGTGTTCAAATCATCCTTTAAGCCATTTTCAAATCCTATAGCGTCAACCATTGACACTTTATGCTTTGCTTTAAACCTCTCTTCTTTAACCAAATCTCCGCGAGCTATTTCCCAATCAGGAGCCAATTCCTGTACTGTCTTCCCGTTGTAGGATTTTGAGCCTATTTTGCGTAATTCATTTTCGCTTTCTGCTACTTCTTTTGCTGCCAGTTCGGCTCTTGCTGCACTTTCAAGCAATTCTATGCGTTTAGATATTTCTTTGTTTACATCTTGGTTGGTTTTTAGCTCAGTACCGAGAATACCATTGATTTTCCCTAATATTTGTTTTTTGTAATCTAGTGATGAATTAACTTTATTGTACTCCGATAACAAGGCTTTAACTTTTACGATTTCTGAGTTCGACTCTGCCGCATGATTCATTCGATTCAGATAATTGTTAAACAAGCCCTTTATTCGTTGTGACTCTTTATAAGCATTATAAAACTTAGCAACGATAGCTCCTATGACCGCAAGTATTGCTGTTGGAGCCATAGAAATGAGAGTTGCCTTAATTGATAACATTGCTTTGCTGAAAGCCATTTTGATAGAAGCGCCAGTCTTTTGCGCTTTC